ACGCTGGATCGTACATGTTTCACCTTTAAACAAAAGAGTTCAAACAACGCCGGATCCATCACTCGCTCGCCAAGTTCCCACTGTTGCCAGTTGCGGGTCGAGCGATAGATCAATGCTGCGGCTTTGGACGCGCTTAAACCCGCCTTAAAGCGGATTTCGCGCACCTGTTGAGGGGTAGGGCTATTCATCTCGCTCCACAATGTTTAAACGCCTCGCATTGTTTAGGCCTACCCAGTTACCTTCGGAGTCAAGCCCGCGCAAGGCCAACTCTTGTCTGGCAAGTTCGTTTAGATCAATCTCCCCGCGTGCCGCTGCTGCCAGCACGCTTGTTAGCGCTAATTGTATGTAATTGGTCGCGAGTCTCATATGCAAGCCCTCGCCATAGCTTCTGCATGGTCACGCCGGTCGAAGTAGCAAGAACGCAGCCCGCAAGCCGTTTGCACTTGGTATTCGACCTCTTCGCCATCAGGCGCGTGAGTCACGATTAGCGTTGCGTTGCCGATCTGGTGGTAGGTGAAGTAGCCCATGGTGATCTCCTGTTGTGCCCCGCCGAAGCGGCGCTGAAAAATTCAGATTTTGAAACCGTTTCCCTTCAAAAACTCTATTTCTTCATCAGAAGCCATGCAAACAGCCATCATATGCTTGTTCAAATATTGCTGAAGTTTTGCGCGATTTGACGGGCTAGGAATCTTGCGATACGCGTTGATAAGTTTGCTCATTGTTTGCTCCTGTTGTTGTGTGTCGTGCTGTTCCCAGCCGAAGCGGAAATAATTGTTATTCGTCGATGCCAGACTTGCTAATCGTGTATTCCTGCGTGTAGCCGTGGATGCTCTCCCATGCTTTGATTTCTATGCTTGGCGAGTTTCCTTCTGCCATCTGAAATTCAGCGTCTGTTGCCCAAGCGCCAATCATGTCTTTGGTGAAGGCTTCGCCCAACTTGTGATTCTCCGCTAGAAAAATGCGGATTTCTTCGAGGCCGATTTGATTGATAGTTTTCATGTCTTTCTCCTGTCTGTTGTTGTGATGTGCTGACAACCTGAATACTACGAACAATGTTCGTAGATGTCAAGCGTCATCCTCAATTTTTTTCGACAGGGCGCGTTGCTCGATTACTTCACCAACCACCACGCGCTCGATGCGCTCGATTTTTAGCGGGTTCGCGGCGTCGCCTGAAACCTCGATTTTGTCTCCATACTTCTTAGGAGCCAGTTTCGACAGCAACCACTTTCTCGTATCGACCTGCAATCGCTGTTTCTGAATCGCGCCAGGATCAAGGCCTCCCTTTTCGTTTGAGGGCACAGGCGCATCGGCGATTGCGACGATTTCTGCGGCGATAAACTCGTGCAATTCTTCCCGCGCACGGGCGTAATCTGCCGCAAGCTCGGCATCGTCATTCAGCCAGTGATTGAGTGTTGATTGAGGCACTCCAACTTTCACACAAGCTTTATACGCGCTCAAACCTTGCCGCATTTCATTAAATACTTTATCGGCAGTGATCTTTTTTTGTTCAGGAGACCAAACCAATTTGGGCATTTACTCATCCCCATAAAAACAAAAATACAAACTAAAGAACACAATGATGAACCAGAACGGGATATACATTTATTCCTCCAATCCCATAAGTAAAAATCCAACGCATAAAACTAATAAGATCGCATATCCAATAATCTGTTCCATTATTTCTCCTGCATCTTAATTAGTCTTTCTAAATAATCTTTAGCTTTCTTTAAATCTTCAACACCGTTTTTATCTTTCCATCTTGCGACGTACTTAATAACGTTCCCCCAGTAAAACCCCTCCACCCCTTCCCGACTCATCCAGGCTTGCATTGCCTCCACCGGCTGAATGTCTTTTTGGTAATGCTGTCCGCCTATTTGATCCATGACCTCACCTTAGCACATTGTGCATAGTTGTACAATGTTCGTAATCCCTACCCCTGCCCCTGCCGAATCAACAATGCCCCTACCGCCCCTGACGTATACGTGTCAGGGGCAGGGGCGGGGCGTTTTTTGTTGATTTTTCCACAATCGCCCCTAATCGCCCCTAAAGCCCCCAGGGGCAGTCAGGGGCATTTAGGGGCACTTTTTTTGAGCATCATTGCGCTAGCCTGCACCCCATCAATGACCCTCCATCCATGCTCGAATGGTTCAATCGTCCCGGCGTTGAGCATGGGCGCGATTAGGCCATCTGCGCGGCTGGCTTCCGTTTTATTCTTGGCGGTGCGCTCTGACATACCGTCACCAATAAGCAATTCTCTTAATGCTGATCTACTTATATAAGGACAGTTATCACGTAATTCTGCACCGCTATTAAACCAAGCTCTTTCAAAAGTTCTAACGTTTTCGTCGTGCTTTGTTGGCTTCTTATTTGGCATCGTTTTTGATGCGGTTTCATCAGGTATCGCAACACATGTAGTAGCTGTTTTTCCGAACTTAGTTACCCCCATTTCAACTACTTCAAGTTGAAAATATATAACTTCACCTTTACCCGGTAATTCTCTTTGTTTGGTAATAGTGGCGGACCTTACTCCGTCTTTTTCCATCACTTCGATTTCTGTATCAATATGCGCTCGGATGCCTGACCATCCTCGTGCGCCCTTTGCTTGGTCCTTTCCATTGTGGTGAATAATGAGCATGGCGGCTCCGGTTGCTTGAGCTACCGCGTCAAAACGCGCCATGACTGGCCCCATGTCCTCACCGCTGTTTTCATTTGCGCCGGCGCTCATGCGTGCCAGCGTGTCACCAATAATTAAACGAACAGGCCGGCCTTTTAATTCCTCGATTGCTTTGACCAGTTCGATCACGTCATAAGCGTCGCCCTCGTTGGCGTAGAAATTGAGGGGGACCGGCACCATTGCCAAGTTTTCAAGACTGCACCCGTAATGCTTTTTAATGGCCTGCATGCGTGAGCGAATCGAGCCTGGGGCTTCGCTGGCTAGATATACGACCAATCCTGCATCCACTTGGCGACCAAAAAAAGGCTGTCCGTTGGCGATGTGTGCGGCGAGGGACAACGCGAAAAACGTTTTGCCGCTGTTACTGTCACCATATAACACCGCCATGCCGCCGATCGTCATGAAATCTTCGACCAGCTCGTTTGGCGCTTCGTAATCGGTAGATAGCCCGTCGCCGAACACCACCTTGAGCTTATCCATCATGGTCTTGTCGGCTTGAGGATTCAGTAATCCTGCCAGGTCATGTCCTGCTTGTGCGTAGTCGTTGGCATCACCCTGAATTGACGGCATTACCATACGCGCCCCGTACTTGGCACAGGCTTGCTCGGCGTATTTCTGGCCTACGCCAGATGCATCGTTATCGGCCACGATCACAATGTCTTGTGCTTGTCCGTGAATTTCACGCAGGGTGCCAGTGACCGGCACCAAGTTGCTGGCGCTATAGGCCACAATAACGGGCCTGCCGCTTACTTCATGGATGGTGGCGGCGGTGGCGAATCCCTCGGCCACGTACAGCACACCCGGCACATCCATGGTGCCGATCATGCCAAACTTACCGCTTACACTCCCGCCAGGGTGATAGAGCTTTCCGCCCTCTGCGTCGATGTATTGCAAGCTGGCGAGCGCGCCGTCCGAGTCAAAGAGCGGCACCATAAGTCGACCATCGCCAGTGATCTTTGCTCCGTGTGGCTGGATGCCCTTGCGCTTGAGATATGGATGCTCAGGACTAGCTGCTGCGCCTTCAGACCAGATGATTTCCACAGTGCTGGCGGCGGCTTCGTTCTGTTTCTTACGCTCGGCATCCCTTGCCGCTTTGGCCGCTGCCACGCGAGCGACGTGAGCCATTTCATCGGCCACGGTATATGGTCGATTTATGGTCGCTTTTATGGTTTGTTCTATGCCTTGACGCCAATCCCCCCAGACCATCGTGCAGATGCCGTCAGCATGTCCAACGTACCAGCCAGAGCGGTCGTGCTTTTTTGGGTCAGTGCGGAACCGGCGAAGCTGGCCATCTAAAATGATCTCATCCGGTGGCGACACGCCAGCCGAGAGCATTGCCTCGCGGAACTGTACCTCCGGCGGGGCGTAGGTAGGCGCAGGAGGTGGCGACCAAGGCCCTCCCAAAATCTTTGTAAGGTCAGCCATTACGCACCCCGGCGCTCAAGTAATCGGACAATGCCTTTACCACTCTATGCGTCGGGTTTGCTTCAGGGTCATTCAAAATGCTGCGGATCGTATTCGGATGGATGGACGTAGCCCGAGCCACCACCGAGATTTTCCGATCCTGCAAGGCAGCGCGGATCTCTTCAAGCGTCATGTTTTTTTCCTCTTTTGTTAAAAAAGTTCTAATTAGTTGTTGCAATGTAGCAGAAGTCTTGCTATAGTTCAACCACTGCACGAACGGAATGGCCGACGGTGCAGATAAACAGGAGATGTAAAAATGCCCATCGAAAGACTTCCCGCCTACGTTGAAGCAATCATGAACGTGTGGATGCCGTTATTGCAATCTGGCGAAATTAGCCACGAAGAATTTAAAGAAAAAATTGTTGAAGCGATGGAAGGAATT